GAGGTGCGTGCGTGCATCGTCAGCGAGGACGGCGACACGATCACCGTGGACGAGACGCACCCGGCGTACCCGCGAGCGAAGCCCGGCCTAGGCGACATGGTCAAGGCTGGGCTGTCTGCGATTGGCATTACCGAAGAGCGAATCAGCAAGGCCATTGGCCGCCCGTGTGGTTGCTCAAAGCGGGCTGAGTCGCTGAACGCACTAGGCCGCAAGATCGGCATTGGTTGACGCCCCTGCCATAGTCTGGCGAAAGGAGTCTGCCCGTGGCCGAGGATCACGTCTTTACGCTCAACGGTGACGAGCGGTGGCTGATCCGTTTCACTGATCTTAAGGGCCAGGCGTACGGCTACACGTTCTCGCAGAAGGCGAAGCGGCCACGCATCTTGATCCACAACGGGCTCAAGGGGCGGCACAAGCTCACGATCATCGTGCACGAGTTGCTCCACGCTTTGTACCCAACGGCCAGCGAGGAGCACACGGAGCAGGCGGGCAAAGACATTGCCAAGGTGCTCTACAGCCTCGGATACCGGGAGGTGCAGGATGGCGGGAGCTGACGCAATCACTGAGATGGCCCGTCGGCTGTGCAGGCTGCACCCGGACGCACCTGCACGCACGCTGGCTCGCCGCCTGGTGCGAGAGTGCAACAACGCCATCACTTTGAAGCAGGCCAACCTGCGGATCTCTCGGCAGTTCGGCGTGCAGGGAAAGCACTCACGAAAGAACGTTCGGGCCGTCGCACCACGTGCCGGCCGTAAGGCTGGCGAAGTGATCTCAATGCCTAAGAGCATGGCCGAATCGTGGACGCCGCACGTCATGAAGGTGCTGGGGCCGGTAGGCATCATCTCCGACGTGCACGTTCCGTATCACTCTGAGATCGCCGTGGCCGCTGCCATCGGGTTTCTCAAGGAGCAGAACCTATCGGCTCTGCTGCTCAACGGAGACATCGCAGACTTCTATGCAATCAGTCGCTACATGAAGGATCCGACGCAGCGAGACTTCAAGGGCGAGCTTGAGGCGGTGCGTGCGTTCATTGCCTACGTGCGGCAAGAGTTTCCCGACATCCCAATCGCTTACAAGCTCGGCAACCACGAAGAGCGTTGGACGCACTGGCTGTGGCAGCACGCCGCTGAGATCAGCGACGATCCACGCATGAGCCTTGGGGCGTGGCTGGATCTAGACAAGCACGACGTGACGCTCGTTGAAGACCAGCGGCCCATCATGCTTGGGCAGTTGCCCGTGTTCCACGGCCACGAGTTGCCGCGTGGCATGGCTGCCCCGGTGAACGTCGCTCGTGGCGTGTGGATGCGAATGAAGGGCACGGGCCTCGTCGGTCACCATCACCGCACAAGCAATCACGCCGAGAGCGATTGGCGGCACCGTGAAACTGCCAACTGGTCTGTCGGCTGTCTCTGCGATCTCACGCCTGAGTATTCGCGGGTAAATGCTTGGAACTGGGGATTCGCCGTGTGCACCGTTCACGAGCGTGGGGCGTTCGACGTGCACAACTACCGAGTCATGGGCGACGGCACGGTGCGATCGGCATGAGCAAACCAACGCCCGGCAGCGACGCCGCGATTAAGGCCGGTTGCACTTGCCCTGTGTTGGACAATCACCACGGACGCGGGTTTTTCTGGGGCACCGCTACGGTGTTTTGGATTGGCGAAACCTGCCTACTGCACGCCAAACGAAAGGACGCCGATGAGCCCATCAATCGCAGACGCAAACGCCGCACTACGCCAGGCCGTTGAGATCCGCCGCGAGGCCCAGGCCGCCGGCAAGCCGCACGAGGCGTGGTACGTGTCACCAAGTGAAACAGATTCGTTTCAACCTGTTACAAAACCTCTGCCCCAGCGACATGAGGCAGAGGTTTCGTATCAGCAGGACATTCACGAGCACCACCTGCACCGGGCGGGCCTGACGCAAGACGAGCTTGACGAGGCCATTGAGCGGCTGCGTGGTGACGGCATCTCGCACGAGCAGCGGCCAGGCTCGCTGCCGTTTCTTGAGTTGCTCGAGGAGTTGCGGACTCTGCACCTGAGCAAGTCGCAGGACTACGGGAGCGAGAGCGACCCGCTCGCCAACATCCGCCAAGGTGCCGAGTTCGTCGGCATCGAGCCATGGCGTGGGTGCTTGGTGCGAGTGGCCGACAAGGTGCAGCGACTAAAGACGTACTGCCGCACCGGTCGGCTCGTCCACGAAGGTGTGCGTGACACGCTTCTGGATCTCGCTGCATATAGCCTTCTGGCTATCGTGCTGTTCGACGAGGGGCGTAATGCCTGAGCCGCTCACCGACGCCTACCTGCTTGAGTGCGAGATGCGTGCCCGCAAGTTCAGCGGTGCGTACACCGGCACCTCTGGCACGCTGGCAGCGGACGTGCTGCGGTTGCTCAAGGAGCTCAGCCGGATTAAGGGCGAGGCCGCCGTTGAGCGAGCCAGACGAGTAGATGCGTGAGCCGGGCGGCGGGTTGAGGCGGCGGGTACTCCTTTCCCCGACGCCTCCCCGCTTGCTCGGCTACCTCGGCTTGCCCGGCCCGTTCAGGTCCAGCGGCGGCAGTGCTGCCGTCGAGTCGCTGTCGTTCGGGCAAATGACCGGATCCACGTAGACACGCTGCAGGTTGGGGTCGCTGTGATCGAGCAGCTGCGTGGCTGCGGCCCGTCCACCGGCGAGGGCGGCATATGAGGCAGCCGTGCGTCTCAGGCCGTGAAAGCCCCTGTATTTGACGCCGGCCGACTTGCACAGGAGTTTCAGGCTCGTCCACTGGCTGCGGCTTTTCCGGTCCCACGGCCAGACCAACTGGCTATCCTCGCGCCGGTGCTGGGCCAGCATGGCGGCGAGGTCTGGCGTTATCTGCCGCTCGATGTCCCTGGTTGAGCCCTTACGGGTTTCTCCGCGAAAGATGACCCGACGGCCGGCTAGGTCAACATCGCCCCACCTGAGCGACGTGGTGGCCTCATAGCGCTCCCCGGTGCAGTAGATGGTGTAGATCAGCGTGCCCCACCACCATGCGGCAGGCAGCCCGTCGATGTAGCCATTGCGGTGCCGAGCCTGCCGCACCAAGGCGGAAACGTCTTCGGCTGTGTAGGCTCGGCCGGTGGGTAGCCTCTTGGGCACCTTGATGGTGGGCAACTCTGGGAACTCGGCGGCCAGCCGCTTACGGGCAGCATAGGTCCAGCAGGCCTGAATCATCACCTTGTCTTTGCGAACCGATGCCGGGCTCGGCAGTTTGCCACGCCACCCAGGTGTCTCGGCTCGCCACCGTAGGTAGCGGGCAATGACCAGATCGTCGAGATCCTTGACGGTGGGCTCGTGCCCAAGGAACCGCTCGAGCCTGTCCACGAGCATCCCGTACAGGGCGACGGTCTTCCCCTTGAGCCCCCGTAACAGGGCGTAACGCTCAACCAAATCTCGCAACGTCATGGCCATGGCTGATGATCCCCGGCAGGTGAACGGCTGTCCATGCCTCGGGACTACTATACAACCCCTCGACTCCCCTCGCCTCCACTAGAGTCCTCGTACACCACTGTACGCCGACCGGGTCTGGCAGGGCAACCTGCCGGATTCCGGCGGCGTCAGTGGATCGCGGGACGCTGGTTTGACCAACTACCGCAGGCATGTAGTATTGGGGGCATGGTTTGCATGGCGCACAACATCGAGGGCGGCGAATACCTCACCGTGGCTGAAGCCACGGCCGTAATGGGCTGCAGCGAGGGCTGGGTGCGGATGCTGCTGCGAGACGGCAAGATTGCTGGCGCTCGTCGCATCGGCCAGCGTGTCTGGGTAATCCCGGCCGCCGCCGCCCGCGAGGCAAAGGACAACCTCAGCACCCGGTCAGTCGGCAAAAAGCACCTCGCCAAGCGGCCAGCCGCCAAGCGGAAAAAGCCCAAGAAGGCCGCCGCCCGCCGGAAGTAGCGTTTTCCCCGGCGAAACGCTACCCAAAAAAATCTTTTCTCATGCCGTTGACGCCTAACTACCGATACCCTACAGTATGGGCGTGGCGAGCAAATGAGACTCGCCGCGACCAGCAACGCAAGGAAACGACCATGCCCCGCCTGACCACGACCGCCGCCGCTAAGGCCATTCGCTCTGATCTCAAGGTGGCTTTCCCCGGTGTTAGGTTCAGCGTTCGCAGCCACAGCTGCTCCATCAACGTCACTTGGACCAACGGCCCGACTCAGAAGCAGGTCGCAGAAATCACTTGCAAGTACACCAACGGCACGTTCGACGGCATGATCGACTGCTACGAGTACGCCAACGACGGCCGCCCAGGCGGTGCCGACTACGTCTTCTGCCAGCGGGAGTACAGCGACGAAGCCAAGGCAACCGCACTGCAGTGCTTGGCGTCGTACTGGGCAGACTGGGCTGGCATCGACTCGTACCAGCGTGATGAGCGTCTGTATCGCCACCTGACCGCTACCGCGATTGCCTGACAGGCGCACAACGGATTCTCTGGCCAAGGGGGGCCACGCAATGCGACGAACGCTCGACAACCTGCTGCCGGCCTTGGTGTTGATCCGCATCGGCCAAGAGCTTGGCACCGACTCGCCAGCCTCTCGAGCCCTGCACGATCTGCTGGAACTGCTGGCCAGCGTGGCTGGCTTGGTTGCACGTTAGCCGAACTACCGCTATAAGTAGCCGAACTACCTCTACCGCCACCGACCCCTATACAAACTTTCGACTCCCCTCATCGACGTTTTCCCCGTGCGCCACGCACATAAATCCGATTTGACGAACGACTGAACGGGCGTACATTACGCCACCCACACGAAGGAGAGCCCCCCATGATTGCCACGAACGACAGCAGCCCGCACGAAAACGAGTACCTCGCCGCCGTGAGCGGCCTGCCCGAGCAGACGCCGAGCCCGCGCGTGTACGCCATTGGCGACTTCGTCAGCGGCACCAGCGGCGGCTTGCGGTGGCAGGGCCGGATTTGGGACATCGACGGCGATCGGCTCAGCATCGAGATCGACGGCGGCTGGCTCGCTGTGTCCGCAAAGGACGTGACGCACTGAAAATCACGGGGGTTTTGGCACGGGGGTTGCCCCCCCCACCCCGCTTATTTTCATCGCCGCTGATTGTGGGGGCTCGCACGAGGGAGCATCGCTTGAGGGATTCAATCGCTACGCACTGAAAGGAAAAGGACTCCGGTTCGGTGGAACCAGACCGGAGAAGGAGCGGGCGGAGCCCGAGCAGCAAGGACGCACCAACGAGCCGGTGAGCAGGACGCCAGCCGGTTTTCCAGTTTCCAGAAAACGAAAGGACACGAGATGAGCACGGAGATCAGCACCAACACGACGCCGGCCAGGGGGCTGGCACTGCAGACGATGGGCGAGGCCATGGCGTTCGCCCAGATGGTGGCGAAGAGCGACTTCGCCCCCAAGGACTTCAAGGGCAAGCCCGAGAGCTGCCTGCTGGCGATCCAGCACGGCAGCGAGATCGGCCTGAGCCCGATGCAGAGCCTGCAGAACATCGCCTGCATCAACGGCCGCCCGGCGATCTGGGGTGATGCTGCCTTGGCTGTGGCGATGGCCAGCCCGGTCTGCGAGTACGTCCGCGAGTCCATCGAGGGCGACGGCGAGCAGATGGTGGCGACCTGCACCGCCAAGCGGCGTGGCTACGAAACGCCGACCGTGGCACGGTTCTCGGTGGCTGACGCCAAGAAGGCCGGGCTGTGGGGCAAGAGTGGCCCGTGGACGCAGTACCCCAAGCGGATGCTGCAGCTGCGTGCCCGAGGATTCGCCCTGCGTGACGCCTTCCCCGACGTGCTCAAGGGGCTCGTGACTGCCGAGGAGGCGCAGGACTACCCGACGCAGCCCGAGCCCGTGGTGGTGCGGCCGAAGTTCGACGAGCCCACGGTTGTCAAGCTCAAGCCGGAGCCCGCCAAGCCCGCCGACGATCCGGTTGGCAAGGCCCGCCTGGCGGTGAGCAAGTGCGACAGCATTGCTGGTGCCGAGAAGCTGCGGACGCTCATGGTCCAGCGGCTGGCGGACGGGATCTTTACGCAGGCCCAGCACGACACGCTCGTGCAGCTGCTGCACCACCGGGTCGAGATGCTGATCGGCGATGACACCGGCACCGAGTTCGAGCACGCCAGCACGGAGGCCGTGTCGTGAGCATGGAGATCAAGCACATCGAAGCCGTCCTGACGCTCGCCAGTAAAGAGCTGGATCGTGGCTACGACGAGGCTCGCGCAGGTGCGTTGATGTGCCTGCTTCGAGAAGCGGTGCCGTACCTCCGCGACTACGTGTCGGTCTTAAAGTCAATCAAGGAGCGTGCCACATGAAGCTCAGCGACACAGAAATGAGACTGATGATGCTGGGTGCCGCATTGGTTGGCGTCAGCGACGAAGGCAGCAGGATATGCGCTGCGGCGTTGGAGGAGTCGCAGCGGATCAAGCGCAAGGCTGAGGCCAAGACGCAAAAGAAGGCCAAGAGGAGGCCAAAGCGATGAGGAGGTTCCCAACTGTGGACGATGTCATTGAGTGGCTGCGTCACGAAGAGCAGCCCGGCATGGCAGCGACGATCGATGCACTCAAGCGGAGCGAGGCTGCGAACCGAGCCGCTGCGGAGGACGCAGTGCGCCAGTTCAACGCACTGCGTTCAAAGGTGCATCCGATCTGGAGGCCGCCGGATCACGTGGCACGAGGAAGGAACAGCGACTAAGCCCCGCCATGGGCGAAGCAGAAAGGAGTCTGGCGATGAAAGAAAAGCACGCATTTGTCTACGACGTTAGGAACGAACTACTTCGCTCGTTTGGGTATCGCACCTACAAGCAATACCTAAAGTCCGATGAGTGGCGTGCACTTAGGTCGCAAGTGTTTGCTGACTACAGCGAATGTATTTGCTGCGACAGCAAGCCGCAGGTCGTGCATCACGTCAAGTACGACTCAGCCACTTTGCTTGGAGTGCATCGCCTTCATCTTGCTCCGTTGTGCCATAAGTGCCACGAACTGATTGAGATAAACGTAGATGGATCAAAGGGGTCGCTGGCACAAGCAAACACAATGATGTTTGAACTGGCCCGCAAGAAAGACCCGAAACAGCGGTGGCTGATTGCGTTCTACACGCAGCGAAAGCAGCACAAACCGCACAGGCGAGGCGACTGCAGCGCGCGCACTGATGCGTGGCGGCGAAAGCGGGAGAGTCGCCAGCAAGAGTCTCAGCCAAAGGACTATTCCGGCGTGTTCTGGATTCGCGCGAGGAGGCGTCGATGACCGACTTCAACCCCGCCATCGACATCGGCCGCGGGATGGCTGATCTGCCGCTGTTCGCGGCCCGTGCCCCCAGCGTCCACGGCTCGATCACGTCTGCCGCTGCGGCCGACTCGCTCGACGGCAACACGCTCAACGCCATGCAGCGGCGCGTGCTGGCGTACCTCGAAGAGCACGGGCCGAGCACTGACGAGGAGATTGCCACGGGGCTTGGCATGAATCCGAGCACCGAGCGGCCACGGCGGATCGAGTTGGCACGGCGAGGGCTCGTCGTGCAGGACGGGACCAGGCGGACGAGCAGCGGACGGATGGCGGTGATTTGGAGGAAATCATGAAGAGCGACGTGATCACAGGTGTTGTGCTGGGTGTTGGTGCTCCAAACAGGAGCAAGGACGGACGCGCTGTCCAGTGCGCAATCGTTCTCGCAGACGATCACGGACTGTGCAGGATCTACGCAGACTTCGGACCAATGATGGCGAAAGTGAGCGTGTGGGATCGCGTGTCGTGTGCGGCACACTTCACAAGTAAGGACAGCAGGGAGGAGAGTCTGAGGCTCGACGAAGTTGACGTTGTTGGCAAGGTTGAGTCATCAAGCGAGAAGCGTCTGATTCTTGACGCCTGCGCTTTGAGTTGCGGTAACGAGGATCCAATCGATTATTTGAATCGCATGCGTCGCAGTATTGCGATCATTCGACAGTCTGCTACTGGAATCGGATACGGCATGGAAGTCAGAGACTTCAAGGAGTCTCCAGATTGGGTAATGGCCCAGTGCGAGACTCCGCAGAAGCCGTACATCTGGTGGAGGAGCGAGGCTGGCAAGAAACACGAGCATCAACTGTGCGAGCACGGCGCATACGAATGGTTGAGAAATGAGCCGTCAAAAGCATCTCAGTTGTGGGCCAACATGCGCATCGAGGACATCGACTACACCAAGTGGCTGTTGGTTGGAAATACGAGCCAGCACCGCACGACTTGGGTAGTAGTTCACGTCCACCGTCTAAAAAAAACGACCGCGCAACCTACGCTCGAAGGCTGCTCGATCGCCGATGGCAAGCCAGGCGGCTGGCCTTATTTGCCGCTCGAGGAACTGCGTGCGAGGCGTGTCGCCTCAACGGGGCAGCAACTGTTGTTCACCACTTGAGATACGACGCCGATCTGGAGCCTTGGGAGTACGAGGACTCTGACTACCTGCTTGTTTGCCGACCCTGTCATGAAAGGATTCACCGCAGATGAAGAATCATCCTATTGCTGACGTATGGCCAATGATGGACGAGGCCAAACTCCACGAACTAGCGGAAGACATTCAGAAGAATGGCCAGCTGGTGCCAGTGTGGCTGTACGAGGGCAAGATTCTTGACGGCCGCAATCGGTGGGCCGCCTGCAAGATCGCAGGCGTCGAACCGAAGACCAAGGAATACACAGGCGACGAGCCTACCGCGTTCGCCGTGTCGCTGAATGATCGGCGTCGGCACATGAACAAGGGCTCGCTCGCGGCCGTGGCCGCCGAGCTCGAGCCGCACTTCGCGGCTGACGCAAAGCGCAGGCAGGCAGAGCAGGCGAAGCGCAACCAGCCACAGGCTCAGAAGGTGGAAAAACTTCCACCTATTGAAAAGGCAAAGGCCCGCGAGGAAGCTGCCAAGTCAGTCGGCGTAAATGACCGCTACGTCTCCGACGCCAAGAAGGTAAAGACCGAAGCTCCAGAGGTGTTTGAGCGACTGAAGGCTGGAAAGATCACGCTACAGGATGCCAAGCGTGAGGTGGCGAAGAAGCCGACAGACGATTGGCGGCAAGACGAGCGCGACCGACAGGCCCAGGTGAAGGACGGAATCACCGTAGTAGCCAACGCAGCGGCCGACAAGAACCTCATTTGCTGGGCTGAGCGTCAAGGGCTTGCCGTCAGGATTGACCGGGGCACCCGTTACGGAAACCCGTTCATTCTTGAAGAAGACGGCGACAGGGACGCCGTGTGCGACTCGTACGAGAGGCACTACATCGTCCGAAAGCCTTCCATTACGGAACGCATAGACGCCGGCGAGCTCACCGGAAAGGTTCTCGTGTGCCACTGCTATCCGCAGCGGTGCCACGGCGACTGCCTAGCGGCCGAAGCCAACTCCGTATCGGTCAAGTAAGGAGACTGTGCATGGCCGGTGAATGGATTCCCATTGACTGCAACCTCGCCACGAAGCCCGAAGTGCTTGAGCTCGTGGACGAGACAGGCGAGCCGCAAGACGCGGTGATTGGCCGCGTTGTGCAACTGTGGCTGTGGGCCGCAATGAACTCTGAGGATGGCACGGCCCGCATGACAGTGCGGCGTCTTGCCCGGCTGATTGGTGGCAGTGACACGTTCTGGGCGGGCGTCCAGCGTGTCGGCTGGCTCGATGTGGACGAGGCTACGGGAACTGTGGCGATCCCAGGATGGGAGCGTCGGTTCTCTTCTTCGGCCAAGGCTCGGGTGCAGGCTGCCGTCCGTCATGCCAAGGACAGGGAGGTGCGGCGCTCATGCGCCCAGGGTGAGGGCGCTGATGCGTCGGACCCTGGGCGCTCGTGCGCCCCAGAATTAAGAGGAGAAGAGAAGAGAAATTCATCCTCATCCACGCGAGTGACTTGGCAGGAAATCCAGAAAGCATGGGAAGCCAGTGGGCTAAAGCCATGGAAACTGGAACGCCCGCCAAAGCAGAACGCCCACCTGGCGGACGATCCAGACTGGTGCCGCGATGCCCTGGCTGCCATTGAGCGTCTGCCAAAGTGCCGGTTCTTCAAGACGCCGGCCACGATGCTGCAGCTGTTCTCGCCCGGCTTCGTGGACAAGGTTCTGGCTGGCTCGTTTGACGATGCGCCCGGCAAGCAATCTGGCCGTGACTTCGCGGACGCACCTGCACCGCCACGAGCATTTACCGGCGACGTAGCCGAAGCGTTTGACCGCACACGTAGAAAACTTGCAGCCGCCAAGGAGGGCACATGACCGAGACGCAGACACCACATCTGACATCCAAGCAGGCCGCCGTGCTTGAGTTCATCAAGGCCAACACGCAGGCCGCTTCTCCGACGAGTCGGGAGATTGCAAGGCACTTCAACTTTCGTTCGCCGCACGCCGTAACCGTGCACCTGAAAGCGTTAGAGCGAAAGGGCTTCGTGCGTCGCATCCCAGGCCGCAGCCGTAACATTGAGGTGATCGCATGACTACGCACGAAATCGTCGAGTACCTGCGTGGCCTGGCCGAGGCGACAACCACCGTTGCCGCAGCCGATGACACCGGCCGTGTCAGCCGGGCTCGGCTCACGATGCAGGCCACGGTGCTGCTGGAGGCGTGCGACTCGTTGCTCAAGGCCGACGCCGAGTGCCAGCAGCTGCGAGAGCGGCTTGTGCGTCAGGCGTGCTGGTTCGAGCAGTTTGAGGCGGCTTTGTCACCGAAGACGTGGCCGCTGCTCGAGCCCGACGATGACGATCCGGGGGCTGCACTATGAGCATTCGAGACTTGGTGATGGTGGCTGCCGGGGAGATTCTGCTGGCCCTTACGTTTGGGCTCGGCCTCCTCGTCGGCGCGACGATGAAGCGTAAGGAGACGCAACGATGAATGTGGCAACGAAGGAGCGGACGGGCTTGAGCATGGCTGCCGGCGAACTGCTGGCGGCGATGATGGACGTGACGAGGGTGGTGAGCAGCCGTGGGCCGAAGCCGATTCTCGGCAACGTCCGCATCGGCGCCGGGCTCATCACGGGCACCAATCTGGAGATCCGCATTGACCGCGAGATTGGCGAGCACTGCGAGCCGTTTCTGCTGCCGGCGGATCGGCTGCTGGCGATTCTGCGGGCGTGCAAGCACGATGACACGGTGACGCTCACGCCGAGCGGCGCCAGCGTCAAGGTGAAGTGCGGGCGTGGCTCGTGGACGCTGCCGTGCGAAGACGTTGCTGAGTTCCCGACGTGGGAGTCTACGGACGCCAAGCCGGTCTGCCGGCTGCCGGCGGATCAGTTCGTGCGTGCCGTGCGATCCGTGGCATACGCCTGTGACCGCGAGTCGAGCAGGTACGCACTGGGCGCAGTGCTAATCGAGGTTGTGCGTGGAGAGGATCCGACGTTTGTTGGCACGGACGGGAGGCGGCTGTCTGCTGTTGCTACGTCAAACGACCAGGACACAGACAGTTCACTTACGCTCGTGCCCGTGGTGGCCGCTCTCTTCGCAGCAACGCTGAGTGAGCGGAGCGAAGGCAGCGTGCAGATTGAGGCGACGGCCAGCGACGTGGTCTTCAGTTTTGACGGTGGCGTGCTGACGGCCCGGCTCGTGGACGGCCGCTTTCCAAAGTGGCGTGACGTGTTCCCTGAGCCCGCCAATGAGCCGCACGCCGTCGATCGTGGCGAGCTGCTGGCGGCGACCAGGGCGGCGGCCGTCGTGGCCAGCGAGCAGAGCAAGGGCGTGCTGTACGACTTCGGCTCGTCGCTGACGCTGTCGGCGAAGTCGAGCGAGTACGGCGAGAGCAAGGTGCGGTGCGAGCTCGTCGAGTCCGGGACGGCGTGCCGCGTGAAGATGGACCCGCACTTCGTCAGGGACTACCTGACGGGCTTGCCGGCTGACGAAGAGCCCAACGTGCTCGTGCACACCACTGGGCCTGGCGGTGCCGTCACGCTCGTCTGCGGCGAGTACCGTGGCGTGATCATGCCATTGGCGGAGGACGCATGAGGGCGAGCGAAGTTGCCAAAACTCACCGCCGTGCGGACGTGGCCCTGCTGTTCCAACTGTGGGCAGCAGGTGCCACGATCCCCGAGATGGCTGAGCGGTTTGGCGTCACCAACAGCACGATCAGCAAGTGGGCTCAGCGGTACAAGCTGCCGAAGCGTCTCCACCCGTCGCACTGCGACGCACCGGCCCCGACGCCAGAGGATGACGCAGCGTCGCTGGCAGGGCTGGCACTGTCGCCGTGGGTTGAGGAGCGAGCCAAGGTGGTGCGCGAGCGGCACTATCTTGAGCGACGCAGTGAGCCAGCGGAGTGCGCCCGCAGCAAGGCCGCTGCGTGGCGGCGAGGAGCAAATACGCCGAGAGGGGCGCACCATGACAAGGCGTGACATCGTGGAACAGCTACGAGCGTGGTGCCACGACATCAAAGCGGTGCCAGCCAGCGACATCATGGACGAGGCGGCGAGCGAGATTGAGCGACTGCGGCATCGATTGCGGTTCACCGACAACGTGATCCGCAGCGGCGACGTTGCCACGCTCACAGACGCTGAGCGGTCTGCTGTTGCAGACGCTGCCGACCGCTACGCCGAATCCGTGCCGGAAGCAGCGAAGACAGCCGCCACACTTCGCTCGCTGCTGGATCGGCTGGCGTAGGACGCAGAACACGCAGGATCAGCGGCTCGCGACCGCTGACGAAACTACACCCGCAGACGGAATCGCGAGTCCGCTGCATCCGCTGGTTCTCCATAGGAGATTTCTTAATGGCGATAGCAACATCACAAGGCAACGCAGTTGGAAGGATCGTTGACGCGCTGGGGCTCAAGTACGTTCGTTCGTTGCGTCTTAGCATGGAACTGAACAGCGTGGTTGCAATCGTTACGGAGCAGTACGTCACTGGCGACCAACTGGAAAGGCTGGCTGGCGAGTTGGAGACGAAGGAGTGGGTTCTGGTTCCGAGGGACGAGTGGGAGCGGTCGAACGCGGCGAAGTGATGGAGAACGCGCAGGATCAGGAGCATCGCATGAGTGACGAAACGAAACCGCATGACTCGGCAGCGATGTCTCCTGCATCCGCTGGTTCTCACGGCGTTGTTGTGGCGTGGGCAGTTGTGAATCCCAGTGGAGGAACTCGCTTCCTTGGCCTGACGAACGAAGATGCACGGCGGGTGGCGACAGCGAGCGAACGTGTTGTTCCGGTGTGCTGGCCCGCGCTGACAGACGCTGAGAGGATCGCCATCAAGACGGCCATCGTCTACCTCAAAGAGGACGATGATTTTCCTGGCATTGCAGAGGACAAGGCGGCACTGCTCGCGCTTCTTGAACGGACAAAGTGAGAACCAGTGATTATGCGGAACCTCATAGCGGCGTTATCGGTGGTCAAATCCACGCCGCACGGCCGCGAGACGCGAGCGGGTGCTGCGTAGTACGCCGAACCCGTCCGGCTTGACTCCGTTGCCATGCTGCGTGCATGGCAATCACGTTCACCGTGCCGGGCGACCCCGTGCCGCAGCCGAGGCCGCGAGTCTCGACTCGTGGCGGCTTCGCTCGTGCGTACGTGCCGAGCACGCACCCGGTGCACGACTACCGTGCATCGCTCGCAGCTGCTGCCCGTGACGCCGGGCTCGGCACGACGGGCGAGCCGCTGAACGTCGTGATTGACGCCGTCTTCGTGCGTCCGAAATCGCATCTGCGAAAGAGCGTCTTGAGGCCAGACGCCCCGAGGCTGCCACGGCCCGACGTGGACAACATCGCCAAGGCCGTGCTCGACGCACTGCAGGACGTGATGGGGGATGACTCGCTGGTTGCTCGCCTAGTGGTGGAAAAGAGCTACGGCACGGAGGCACGGACAACCGTGCGTGTTTCTTGAAGTTCGGCGTGAGCGTCTACATCCCGAATCGGAACCACGCTGCAACGCTTGGGGCGGCGATCTATTCGGCGGTTCGGCAGCAGCCTCTCGAGGTGGCAGTGATCGATGACGCCAGCACCGACAACAGCGTGGCCGTGGCCGACGCTGCTGCGATGGCGTACGACTGCGTATGGGTGCAGCACAACGTCACAAAGTCTGATTGCTGGGAGCAGGCAGCGGCTAAGCAGTTCGCCTACCTAAGCGGCTCGCACATCATCGGGCTCAGTGCCGATGACGAGTTGCACCCCGGCGTCGTGCAGAGCGTCATGCGGCATCCGCAGGCCGCCGTTGTGTTTCATGCCTACATGGTTCGCAAGCCGGGGCAAGACGTTCACGGAGGCGTGCCCGTGCCGTTTCGCGGCATCGTCTCGATGACTGCCGGCGAGGCGCAGCGGCACTTGGCCAGCGATGCCTTGCCGTGCGAGACGGGCATCGGATCTGCGATCCGGCACGATTGGCTGGCCTGGCTGTGCAAGCATGAGTATTGGCGAATGGGGCCGTGGGCTGACGCCGTTGGGTATGCCAGCGTCGCCGCTATGGCCGGGTGCGTCTACACGCACGAAATCGGCGCGATCTTCACCGAGGACGATGCCGGCTATGGGGCAACACGACGCAGCGGGCCCGACTCCGCACGCTACATGATCGAGGTCTGGGCATTCTTGAAACGTGCCCAGGTGCCGAATGACGTTGCCACGGCCATCTGCCGAAAGCGAGGCGTGCATGCCTGACATCCCGAGCCGGCTTTGGTTTCCACACGAGCCGTTTGCGATGCCATACGCCGAGCGTGTAGCCGAGGGCACTGAGCGACTGCGGCACTCTCGCGTCGCTTTTGTGGGGCTGGCCCGCAACTGTGCCGTGAGGCTCGCCCATAATCTTGGCCTCGTCGAGCACCTGGGCGAGCTCTGCAAAGGCTGGCGGCTGCACGTCGAGAGCAACGACTGCGAAGACGAGACGCTTAACGTGCTGGCAGGATTCTGCCGCGACAAGCCCCACGCCACATTCCACTACGCAGTTCTCGGCCGGGCGCATCACCCAGGCGAGTTCGCCGGCCGCCGCACGATTGCCCTGGCCGAGTACCGAGACGCCTGCCAGCGTTGGGTTCGCTCGTGTGCTGGCGATTGTGACTACGTGGTTGTCATCGACTTCGACGCCTGGGGCGGATGGAACCAGCAAGGCGTGCTGAACGGGTTTGGGTGGCTCGTTGAGATGCCGGGTGCCTACGGCATGGCGAGCACGTCGCTCTTTCAGTACGACTTCGGCCAAGGCCCGCAGTGGTGCCATTACGATCTCTGGGCACTGCGTGGGTTGGGCCAGCACGATTGCTATTTCGACGCCTACCAGAACGGCTATGGCGGTTTCGGCTTCTCATGGCTGCCACCTGTCGGCTCGCCGCCCGCCCTCGTCGCCAGTGCATTCGGCGGCATGACGATCTACCGCACGGATGCGTATCTGGCTGGCACGTACGACGGCACCGCAGACTGCGAGCACGTGCCGTTTCATCGCAGCATCGCCGAGGCCACTGGACAGCATCTGTATCTCAACCCGTCGCAACGGATGCTCATGAGCTGGATACCGGAGCCATGCGAGGCAACACCGCAACCATCAGCCTGACGGCGTTTCGTGCTGATTGGCTGACGCACATGCCCATGCGGGCACTGTGCGAGCGGTACACCGTTTCCCGTGATCAAGTCATCCGGCTGAAACATCACTGGGATCTGCCGCCCAGACACGACCGCAAACTGCGAGCCAAGCCCAAGAGGGCCGTCGATCCCACGACAACCGAGATACAGACCCGGTGCATGGAGATCCAGGCGACTTGGAGCGACGAGGTCCGCGAGTTGCGTCGAGTGATCAAGACGCAGCACGTTGCACTCAAACGCATCCCGCTGGATGACGAGACGAGGCGAGCGGCCGGCGATTACGACGGCGACGCCGATCTATGGGAGGCCAACCGATGACGCTTGCACCTCGTGGCAAGGAAGACGTGCTACGGCGGATCGTCGTGGAGTATGGGCAGCTTTACGTCTACATCTACATGACTGACGGCAACGGCAAGATTCTCGACGAAGAGGTTTTCAAGCAGCCGTTTCGACTCGACCGCAAGGATGCTTTCGACGAAGCCAAAGACACCTACGACAGCACCTACGACTGGATTAACGAAATCGTCAACGTCACCCCGCCACTGCAAGGAGACGAGGATGACGAGTCAGAATCAGATTCGGAGGACTGAAAATGCCTGACTACGGTGCCACGCCCAGCGAGCTCGAGCAGTACGGCAACGGCCTGAACTTGTGGCAGAGCCTCATGCTGCTGCAGCGATGGGCACCGCTCATCGGCTACGGCCAGCGTTTCATGGCCGAGGCAGATCCGTACAAGCGTTCGCTGATCGTTGCGGACGCCGTTGAGTGGCTCGCCTCGCAGACGCAGGCTCGTGCCGATGACGAACTGGTAACGAAGTTGGCCGCCGTGCTGAAGACGCCTGCCGGCGAGGATCTGGTTCGCTGGGTGATGAAGCAGGCGGAGGCTGTTCGGTGAGCCATGACGAGATCATACGCACCGTCGCCGTCGTGGCGGCAGTTGCTCTGCTCGCTGCGCCGTACCGGCAGCAGCTCGCTCAGTACGCCGCTCAGGCCGCCGAAGCCGCCAAGCAGCACGGTGCAACCATCGGCCGCATCGCAGCCGCCGCACTGATCCTCGTGGCGGCGTGGGGAAAGATCCCGCTGCCGTCGCTGCCGTCTGCCCCAGCCATCCCAGCAGTCACGATCGACGCGCCTTCATCTGCGATGCAGTCCACCGTACGCCCGATTTCCGACGTGCTGAAGTCCGCCCCCGTTGGCGACAGGATGCTCTGGGCGAATCTCTGGAGCAAGGCCGCCACCGTCGTGGCCGGCGACGAGCTCGGCACCGAAGTGGTGATCACCGACACCCGTGCCCTGCGGATGTTTACGACGCTGGCCCTGGACATCGGCTGGCGTCGCATCGGTGACCACAAGCCGGGCACGTATGCGGGGCTGCGGCAGGCCGTCGAGAAGGCCATGAGCGACACGCTCGGCATGGAAGCCAAACCAATCGACGCCGAGACGCGAGCCAAGGTGGTCGAACTGTATCGCGGCATCGCATGGGCCGGCATGGCTGGAGGGTGAGCGATGCCGTGGGATGCCCAGAGTGAGTACCTCGGCGGCCTGGTCGGCGTGTACGCCGATCCTGCTGCCTCTGAGCGGCTCACGCAGTACCTGCTGACGCAGGGCCAAGCACCTGACGGCGGCACCACATGCCGACGCTACGGGCTCGTGGGCACCGGTGCCGGCAAACTGTGGGCACCGTTTGAGATTATGCAGCGGGTGTTTCCGGACTGCCTGCCGGCGTCTGCTCAGACGCGTGGCGACTGCGTCTCGCACTCGACCCGCAACGCCTGCCTTGGCACGCTCGCCTGCGAGATCGCCGCCGGCAAGCCCGACGAAGTCACTGGCCTCGTCGAAGGTGCCCCCGATTTGTCCGACGATGCCCGGCGTGACGGCGTTCTGAGCACCGAGGCGATCTACTGGTTTCGCGGGCACGGCGGCGACGGCTGGAGTTGCGACCACGCGGCCGAGGTGGTGCTGAAGGAATCCGGCCTATGGGCTCGTCGCCGGTACGAGTCGATCGGCGTGGACCTGACGCGGTACAGCGGCAACGTCGCCGGCAAGTGGGGCTCGAGCAAGCCGCCTGCCGCCGTGCTGAACATCGGCCGCGAGCACCTTGTGCGGACAGCCACCAGGGCTCGCACGTTTGAGGAGGTGCGGGATCTCATCGCAAACGGCTACTGCATCAGCAGCTGCGGCAGCGAGGCGTTCGGCAACACCCGAGACTCCAACGGCGTGTCCCGTCGCTCGTCGGCAACGTGGTATCACGCCATGGCGTACCTCGGCGTCGATGACCGTGACGCCACCAAGAAGGCGTACGGCGAGCCGTTGGTGCTCGTGCAGAACTCGTGGGGTAAGTGGAACACCGGGCCGCGGGCCGTGATGGGCACGACGCTTGAGATCCCGCACGGTGGGTTCTGGGCGAAGTGGTCGGACATCAGCGGACGCTACTGCATTGCCTTCTCTGGCGTGAATGGGTGGCCTGCCCAGCAACTGCCCAACTGGACGGGGGACGTACTGTGAGATTCATGATCGCATTCTTGCTGGTGCTGGTTGGCTGCGTGATGACGCTGCCCGCTGATGACTCCACGCTGACGGCTGAGCTCGCGTCAGAGACAGCACGAGCCATGGTGCAGATGCGGGCCACGCCGGCACCGACTCCGACTCCAGCCGGCGACAAGTGCGAGAACTGCAACGGCACCGGCAAGGTTGGTGACGGGCGAGTGTTCGTGAAATGCCCAGAGTGCGACGGCACTGGAAAGCGCAAGAAATGACCCGCGACCAACTCATCGCCGCCGTCTGGGACGAGCTACCTAAGAGCCGCTACCTGCTCGGCCGTCGCCGCGTGGATCGGCTCACGGCCCGCTGCATCAAGAAATGGCCCGTGCCCGTGCTGTATCAGTGCGACGCACAGCAGACGGTGATTGTCGGCGAGCACCTGGCCAAGAGCATCGAACGCCAAGAGCGTGCCGAGTACGGAATGGGATTCTTCGCCTCGATCATCTTGGCCGCAATCGTCAGCGAGATCATCAAGATTCTCATCCGACGCTGGCTGGAGAATCGCACCGAGATGCTGGAGGCGATGCTGTGACGGATGCTGCCAAGGACACGCTCTACACGGTGCTCGAACGATGGGGATTCCCGACGCTCGTTGCCATTGCTGTTGGCTGGGTGCTGCGGCATGACGTGCTGCTGCCGCTCGTTGAAGAACACCGCGTCTTCGTGCGAAGCCTGAGCGAGACGCAAAGCGAAATCAGCAAGGCCGTCACCGAGCAAACAAAGCTGCTCTACGCTCTCCAGCCTCGAGCAACGGAACAGCAGGAGAACTAAGCCATGGCGATGAGTCCTAAGCTATTGAGGCCGAGAGCCACGGGATTCAATCCGAAGAGCATTAGCGGGCTTGCCTTTTGGCTAGACGCCAACGACTCAAGTACCGTCACTCTTGCAAGTGGTGCCGTCAGTTCTTGGGCGTCAAAGAGTGGCTCAAGCAGTCCACGCACTTTCACGCAAACAACTGCGAACAACAGGCCCACCACAACGACTGTTAATGGCAAGACGGCGATTCTGTTTGACGGCGTGAATGATTCGCTTGGGAACACCACGGCCGACGATCCGGCGAATAGGTCTGTGTTTGCTGTTGTGGTGCGCGGTGCAGGGACGGGACTTGAGGGCTTCTATTGCGGTTGCAAGCAGAACATTGTGCTGTACGGCTGGTATGACACCATGGGTTTCTCCGCCACTAACGGTTACCCGGTGTTTTGCTCACGGCATGAAACTGCAGGCGCATCGTTTCGTCAGGTAAATACATCCGCAAGCACGTCAACTCCAACCATCTTCAGATGTCAGTGGATCAGGTCAGAGGTTGATGCAGGAAACTTTGGGAGCACCGTCCGAAGAGCAAACGGGTCAGCCGACAACGCCAACACAAGTCCCGCTCTGGCGGCTTACGCCACTGGCGTTTACTTGGGCGCAATGAATACAACTCCTGCGTCTGGGACTTACAGCAATTTCTTTTCCGGCAGCATCTGCGAGATTGTCGCGTATGACGCTTTTCTGACTGCATCGCAATGCACATCTGTTGAGAACTACCTAAAGTCCAAATGGGGAGTGTCGTACTGATGCGATACTTCCGCTGCGATGCTGGCGACGAGGCGTACGAGCAGGCAAGGCTTGCGTTAGATGCTGCATGGGGCCACCCAAACGCCGAGACCAAGACTCAGACGTGCATTGACCCAGCCGCCGTCGCCCCACGGGACGCAGCAGGACGCATCGTCCTGGCCGTCAATGATGAGTTCTGCTCCTACCTTGCTGCCGAGGAGATGCTTGGCTACATGATTGGCAGCGGTGCAGCAGCAGAGATCACCGAGGCCGAGTACCGAGATGCGGTGCAGCAGTCACTGCAAGAGTAACCACCCCAGCCCATACCCTAGACCGCACAGGAGAGACTCATGGCCGACAACATCATCAGCCGCAAGAACCGGGATATTGACATCACATTGTTCACGGCCACTGCATCGGCCACCACGCTAGACATGCGTGATGTGGCTGGTGCTGTTGTGACGCTGGGCACCATGAGCACCAACGCCAGCACGCTCCAGATGTGGGTTGGCACCGCGCCCACTGGTACGTTCCGCCGTCTCTATAAGTCTGACGGCAGCGTGGCTGATCTCACGCTTTCTGCCTCGAGCACGGACGGGCGAGCCTATGCCCTGCCAGATGAAGTCTTTGGCACCGAGTACCTGAAGATCGTCTCGGGTAGCACGAACAGCACCGGCACGGCAGGCGTCGTGATGTTCAAGAGCTGATGCCACAACGCATTCCCACCCACAGGCCGCTGCGGCTGCGATCGTCACGCCCACAGCGAGACGAGAGCGGCAGGCCTAACGCGGCAGCCCGTGGGTATTGCGACAAGGCTCACAAGCGATGGCGGCAGGCTGTGCTTGTGCGGGATGCCTGGCAATGCCTGGGCTGCGGCGTGGTGGCTCAATCAGCTCACGCTGACCACATCGTTCCCGTCAGCGAAGGTGGAGCTAGGTACGACGTAGCAAACGGACAGACGCTGTGCAGGTCGTGCCACGGACGGAAAACGCGACGCGAGCAGGCTTTGCGTCGCGCAGGAAGCCAGGTCGCCGTCGCGGCGCAGCCGTCGCCGGGGCGAGGCGTCGCCGTGGCTGCGACGGAGGGCGGGCAAAATCCCTCCGTCAAAGCAAAATAAAAACCCCGGTCGCCTGTGGCGTGTGCGCGGCCGCAAGTTTCCGCGAGGTTTTTGACGATGGGCAAGCGTGGTCCCAAGCCAAAGCCTGCTTCGGTACGCAAACTTCTCGGCAACCCAGGCAAACGGCCAATCAGGCCCGACCTTCCGGCACCGCCAGGTGCGCCGCCGATTCCGGCTCGGCTAATGGTGGACCCGGTCGCCGTGGAGAAGTGGCACGAGTTCGTGCCCATCCTCCTGGGCATCGGCACGCTCACGACGGCCGATGGCGAAGCGTTAGCGACTTTGTGCGAGGTGCATAGTGCAGCACAAGCCTGCCTGCTTGAGCTCCGTGCCACTGGACCAGTGATGCACACTGATCTGGGTGGCGTGAAGCCCAATCCGGCAGGCCCGCTATATCGCGGATTAGTCAGCCTGCAGGCGTCGCTAATGGGCGAGTTTGGACTGACGCCAACGTCAAGGACGAGGCTAGGTGGCAAGGAAGAGAAACCCGCCGACGAAGTCGAAGACTTCTTCCGTCTCCACGGCGCGTGAACTGACGCCCGAAGGTCAGGCGAAGTACGAGCGTGTCGTGCACTTCTTTGAGAAGGTGCTGCGGCACAGCAAAGGGCAGAATGCCGGCAAGCCGTTCACGCTGCTGCCGTGGCAGCATCATGTGCTGCGGGAACTCTTCGGCCGGCTGAACCCAGACGGCACGCGGCAGCACAGAGTCGGCTATATCGAGCTGCCGAAGAAGCAGGGCAAGTCCACGACGCTGGCCGGCATCGCTCTTTACATGACGGCCTTCGACTCCGAGCCGGGGGCGGAAGTCTACGGGGCGGCCTGTGACCGTGAGCAGGCGGGCATCATCTACCGCGAGGCGGCGTCGATGGTGCGGGCGTCGCCTGCGTTGTCTCGGCACCTCGAGGTGATAGACAGCCGCAAGACCATCGTGCACAAAGCGAGCAACTCGTTCTACCGGGTGCTCTCGGCTGACGCGTTCCGTGCTGAGGGGCTCAACATTCATGCCCTGCTCTTCGACGAACTGCACGCCCAGCGTGACCGCCGCTTGTGGGATGCCTTGCGGTACGGCGGTGCGGCTCGCAGATCGCCACTCATCCTGTCCATCACCACGGCCGGCTTCGACCGCAAAAGCATCTGCTGGGAGCAGCACCAGTACGCCGAGCGGTGCACGGCCGACCCGACCACAGACCCGGCGTTCTTCGGCTGCATCTACGCCGCCCCGCCCGAGTGCGGTGCCGATGGGACGTGGAAGGAAGAAAGCGTCTGGCACCAAGCCAACCCCAGCCTGGGCGAGACGATCACGCTGGAGTCATTCAAGGCCGATGCCCGCGAGGCCGAGCAATCGCCTTCCAAGCTCAATGCCTTCTTGCGTTACAGGCTCAACGTCTGGACCACGCAGGACACGCGATGGCTGTCGCCTGACGCCTGGGCGAAGTGTGGCAAGCCGCTCGACTCCGACCTAGAGAAGCGGGAATGGTTTGCCGGGCTTGACCTCGCCAGCACCACCGACCTTTCGGCGTTCGTCATGGTGAGCCAGGCGAGCGACGGCACCTTCGACGTGCTTCCGTTCTTCTGGGTACCCGAGGCCAACGCCGCCGAGCGGACGCTGCGAGACAAAGTGGACTACGTCGGCTGGATACGCGACGGGCACATCCGTGCCACCGACGGCAACGTCACCGACTATGACGTGATCCGGCGAGACATCAACGAACTGGCGAAGAAATACAACATCCGGCAAGTGGGTATCGACAGATGGAACGCGACGCAACTATCCCTGCAACTGCAAGGCGATGGGATCGATGTGGAAGGATACGGGCAGGGCTACGCCAGCATGACGAGCCCCTGCCGCCAACTCGAGGCGCTCGTGTTGTCGGAGCGGATGCGGCATGGGAGCCATCCCGTGCTGAGTTGGATGGCCGCCAACTGTGCCCTGCAAACCGACCACCAAGACAACTGCAAACTCAGCAAAGCCAAGAGCACGGAACGCATTGACGGGATGGTGGCCATGGTTATGGCCCTCGGGATTCACGCGAAGGCAACGGCTCCGCCACCAGAACAAAACTGGGACATCATCACGCTATGAGCGAAGTTCTCGCCGACCACCGCATGCTTGAGCTTCGCGGCATCGATTGGCCCGACGTGTCGAGCAGCCGCACGCCTTCCGGCATTCGCGTCACGGCCGATAACTCCATGGCGTGCTCGGCCTACACGGCCTGCATTCGCGTCATCTCGGATGCCGTCTCTTCGCTGCCGCTTCACGTCTTTGAGCGGATGGCCAACGGCGGCAAGGCGAAAGCCACGAGCCACCCGATTTACCGGCTGTTGCACATGCAGCCCAATCCGTGGCAGACGGCCCAAGAGTTCCGCGATTGGATGACCGGCATGTATCTGCACTACGGTGCGAGCTACGCCGAGATTCGCCCTGGTGCTCGTGGCGCAGTCTCTGAGCTGTGGCCGCTGCACTCCAGCCGGATGACGCCCGAGCGGCTTGAGAACGGCAGCGTTCGGTACAAGTACCGCGAGCCAAGCGGACGCGAGACGATCTACAGCCAGGAGCAGATTTTCTGCCTGCGATTCACGACCGAGGATGGCGTGACGCCGGTGCCGACGTACAGGATTTTTCAAAACGCCATCGGGCTGGCTCAAGCGCTAGAGGCTCATGGCAGCACGTATTTCGGCAACGGTGCCCGGCCCGGCATCGTGCTGGAGAGCGACAACCCGATTCCGGCCGAGGCTGCTGAACGTCTGCGGGAGCAGTGGGAGCGGATGCACCGGGGCAGCGATCGTGCCTTCCGCACTGCCGTCTTGCCTAATGGTGTGAAGGCTCACGAGCTCAGCGGCAGCAACGAGGCCGCCCAGTTTCTGGAAACGCGGCAGTACCAAGTCATTGAGATTTGCCGGGCGTTCCGGGTTCCGCCGCACATGATCCAAAGCCTTGAGCGTTCGACGTTCAACAACATCGAAGTGCAAGGCACGGAGTTCGTGCAGCATTGCCTTATGCCGCACCTGAAGCGTTGGGAAGCCGCCATCTCGCGGGATCTCATCGTGGATGACGAGCGGTACTTCGCTGAGCACAGCGTGACGGGCTTGCTGCGTGGCGACCACGCGAGCCGTGCTGCGTATTTCGTTTCCGCACTGCAGAACGGCTGGATGAGCGTGAACGAGATCCGGGAGTTGGAGAACCTCAACCCGATCGGGCCGGAAGGTGACAAGCACTTTGTTCAGTTGAACATGACCACGCTCGACAAGGCAGGCGAGCCGGCTGCACCTGAGCCAACGCCAGAGCCGCCAGCAGTGGAAGACGAAGACAGCCCAGAGGATGACGCCGAAGACCAGGCCGAGCAGGAGGAAACGCCAGATGGAACTTGAGCGACGCTGCCTCGCGTTTGAGGAGTGCCCCGAAGCCGAACTGACGATTGAGACTCGTGCCAACGGCACGCAGGTGCTGACGGGATACGCAGCCGTCTACAACCGCTTCAGTCTTCCGCTGCGTGAAGGCGGCTCGCAGTTCCGCGAGATCATCTTGCCCGGTGCCTTCGACAAGATCCTGAACCGTCAGCGTGGCAAGAGCGACGTTGTGGCACTGCTGAACCACGACGCCAATCTGATTCTCGGCCGCACGTCGAGCGGGACGCTGGAGCTTTCCAGCGACGATAAGGGGCTGCGATACACGGTGACGCCGCCCGATACGCAGGTGGGGCGTGACACGCTGGAGCTCGTCCGTCGGCGTGACTTGCGTGGAAGTTCTTTCGCTTTCGGGCTTTCCGGCCCAAACGCCGAGCGGTGGACGAGCGACGAGCAAGGTGCCGTGCGTGAGATCCGCGAGGTGTCGCTGCTGGCAGACGTGAGCGTTGTTCTGACGCCCGCCTACCCAGCAAGCAGCGTGACGGTGGCCCAGCGTTCATACGCAGCGTGGCTGGCATCGCAAGAGACTCCCGAGCCAGCAGGCCAGGCGGTTGATTCGCGTTCGGCTCTGCGGGGTGTCGCCGCCGCCTGGTCTGCTCTCCTGAGGCTCAAGCGTGTCTGAACCACGCTGCACGTGCGGCGAGAAGTTGCGAACCCGCAGCAGTCGCCAATGCGGCGACGAGCGGCAGCGGTATTTGCGTTGCCCACGGTGCGGGCAGCGTGCTGTTGCGTTTGTGAAAACAACACTTTCCGCGCTGCGGTACTGCAAGGTTCCACGCCCGTAGTGGCAAGTTGAACTCCATCGGCAATACCGCCGGCGGAGATCACACACAGTGGACAACCTTAAGAAGCTGCAGGACGAGGCCGTCGCCCTCGCCAACCGGATCGACGCCGTGCGGGCGATCGAGAGCACCGACGCCGACAAGATCGCCGAGCGCGACCTTGAGCTCGAGACGCTCAACAGCGACGCCGCGAAGCTCGCCAAGAAGATCGACTTTGAGAAGTCGGTGGCCGATGCGTCGAAGAACCTCCGCAGCGTCGTGGATCGCTGCACGCCGGCTCCCGAGGTGCGTGCCGATGAGCCCAAGGTGCGGATCTCGTCCGTGCCCTACGCGGGCAAGCTGCGGGCGTTCAAGTCGGAAGAGGACGCCTACAAAACCGGCATGTGGTTCAAGGCCAAGGGCGGCGACGTTGAGGCGAAGCGGTGGTGCCAGGATCACGGCGTCGAGAGCCGTGCCCAGGGCTCGACCGGCTCGACCACCGGCTCGGCCTTCGTGCCCGACGTTCTTGAGTCCACCGTGCTGCGGCTCGTCAACGACTATTCGGCGTTCGCCGCCAACGCGATGAACGTCAACATGGCGTCTGACTACGTGCTGTTCCCGAAGCGGACGGCCGGTGCCACGGCGTACTGGATCTCGGAAAACACCGCCATCACGGCGAGCGATCCGACCAGCACGCAGGTCAGCCTGACTGCGAAGAAGGTGACCGGGGCGGTGACGATTGCGAACGAGCTCCTGCGCGACTCGATCGTGAGCATCGCCGATTGGCTGGCTGCTGAGCTCTCGCTGACGCTGTCCACCGCCATTGAAACGGCGGCGTGGAACGGCAACCCGAGCAATGCCCCGGCTGTTGCCGGCATCGCCACGGGCCACACGGGCGGGCTCTACGCTTCGTCTGGTGCCACCTACGCGGCGTCGCTCGTGACGGCTGCCGGCGACACTCCCGACGAGGTGACCAAGGCCAACCTGCTGAAGATGATGGCGACTCTGCCCCAGCACTCCCAGGCGGGTGCGAAGTGGTTTGTTTCGCCGTTCTTCTTTGCCACCTGCATGCAGAACCTCGATCTCGCCCAGGGCGGATCGGTGGGCCTGTCGCAGGGGATGGGGCTGACGTTCCTCGGCAAGCCGGTAGTGCTCACCGACCAGCTGCCGGCGGGATCGGACTCGACCGGCGTGGTGATGGCTCTGTACGGCGATCTGATGAACTCGTCGATCTACGGTGTCCGCCAGGGCATCGAGATTGCTTCGAGCGATCAGGTGAACTTCCTGAGCGACCAGAGCGTGATTCGTGCGGTGGCCCGAGTTGCCATCTCGCACCACACGCTCGGCAGCGACACCGTCGCTGGCCCGGTCATCGGCCTCGTGGGTGCCTGAGCCTGACGGCTTGACACCTGTGCAACGCTAGGCGGGCGGCTCCAACCGGGGCCGCCCGCTCTCGTTTGCAGGGGCACCATGCTAGTTAAAGTCGGTGGCACCGAAGTAGAGATCCGAGTCGAGGCCGTGCTGAGCATGCCTAGGCTCTCGTTTACGGCCAATCACTTCGCATGGGCTCAAGCACTCATGCCGCTCGGCATTCGCCCCACAATGGGCACCGGGGCGTTCTGGGATCAAGTCAATACGCGAGTGATGGAACAGTTCATTGACTCGGCCGAATATCTACTCTGCATCGACTACGACACGTTCTTCACGCGGCAGGATATTGAGACGCTGTTTGCCATGGCGATGACGTTTCAATGTGACGCCATCACGGGGCTGCAAACCAAGCGAGAAGACGGCCGCCCAATGCTGACGCTCAAGGGCACGCTGGACAATCCGCCCGACGAGGGCCACACGCAGCTGCCGGCGTCGTGGTTTGCCGAACCCGTGCAGGAGGTGGACACGGCACACTTCGGCTGCACCGTGATCAGCACGGCGGCACTCAAGCGAACCAAAAAGCCATGGTTCTGGAGCAAGCCAGATCCCGATGGCTCGTGGAACGACGGCCGGATCGATCCCGATATCTGGTGGTGGAAGAACTGGCGCGAATCCGGCAACCGTGTGTTTGTTTCCCCCCGCGTCGTGCTGGGCCATGGAGAGTACGTCGTGACGTGGCCCGGCAAGAACCTCGGAACGCCTGTGTTTCAGTGGGCCACGGAGTTCACGACAACCCACAAACGCCCCGAAACTGCATGGAGTGTCGGCTAATGGCGAAACTGAAGTTCACCCGAGCGTGGCGTGGCTATTGCAAGGGCCAGACGGCAGACGTGCCCGGCGGGCTCGCTCAGCAGCTGATCGCTCAGCGTGTCGCGGTCGAGGACAACCAGCAGTCGCTGATTGAAACGGCCGCCATCGAGCACGCCACAGAGACGGCCGACGCCACGCCACGAAAACGAGGACGCCGTGCAGTACCTAAGCCTGACTCGCCAGACGCCGCCGGCCGTTGAGCCTGTCACCGTCGCAGAGGCCAAGGCTCACCTGCGGGTGGATACGAGCGACGACGATACCTACATTGGCACGCTCGTCACTGCGGCGCGTGAATGGGTTGAGTCGTACCTAGATCGCACGCTCGTGAATACGCAGTGGCGGCTGCGGCTCCATCGGTTTCCCACGGACAGCCAATACCCGATTTATTTGCCGCGCCCGCCCGTCGTGTCGAGCGGCACTGCCACGGCGGTAACGATCACCTACACCGCCGAGACGGGCGGCACTGCCACGCTCTCGACGGCAGAGTACCGGGTGCAGCGGTTTGAGACGCCGGGCCGTGTAACGACTGTCTACGGCGGCACCTGGCCGGCGAGCATGGAGGACAACGACGCCGTCGTAGTGACGTGGTGGGCCGGGTACGGGGCCAGCGGCTCAAGTGTCCCCGCCGCAACAAAGCACGCCATCTTGATGCTTGTTGGGCACTGGTACGACGGTGCCCGGCAGGCCACTGTGACAACTGGAGCAGTGCCGCAGGAAGTGCCGTTTGGCGTCAAGTCGCTCTTGGACTCTCAACGCTGGGGATCGTACCAATGAGCATCGACGGCCGCATCAATGTTGACGTTCTGTTTCACGACAAGTCGACGAGCAACCTGTCGAGCCAACTGCGTGTCGCGGCAGCAACTTACGCGCTGCCGCTCACAGAGGGCACCGGGGCCAACCAGGCACAGGTGGCGTGGACATCGTCTTCGACTGCGGGCGGAAGCTCTGCCAACGAGCTAATCATTCAAGCGCTGAGCGATGACCGCGGCACGGTGTCCATGACTGCCGTGAAGGCAATCTATATTCGCAACAAGTCTGCTTTGTATCGGCTGAACGTGACGGTGGACAGCTGGACGGCGCTCGATCCTACGCTTTCTCCATTCAATCTGGTTATCCCTGCTGGCGGCGTGTTTGTTCACACAAACCCAACTGCGGCCGGTTGGGCAACTGGGGCGAGCAGCGCCTTGGTGTTGATCGCTGAGGGTGAAGGGCAAAGCGTTGACTACGACGTTCTGCTCGTTGGCGAAGGCTCGGTGTAGCCATGGACGCCGGCCGCCTCCGCGAGCGAGTAACGGTGCAGCAGGCTGCGGAGACTCGCAACGCCCTCGGCGAAATCATGCTGTCGTGGAGCACATTTGCCGAGCGATGGGCGAGCGTTGAAGGCGTTTCGTCCCGAGAGGCACTTGCCGCTGGGCAGCAAGACGTGACGATCACGCATCGAGTACGGATGCGTTACCTAAGTGGCATGACGCAAAACATGCGGCTTGTCTGGCGATCTCGCACTCTAAATATTGTCAGCCTGCTTGAGTACGACAACCGCACTGAGCACGTCGCTATCTGCGAAGAGGTGGCGTAGTGGCTGGCGGAATAGACATCAAGGTTGAGTTTCCTGAGATGAAGCAACTGCGGGACGCATTCCGCAGTTTCCGCCCGAGCCTCGCAAGAAAGCACATGGGCGCTGCTATTCGTCGCAGCCTTGCCCCAGGGCTAACGGCACTTAAAAGCAACGTCACTCGCGGCCCAACAGGGAACCTGTATCGCGGTATCACCAGCAAGGTGAAGACCTACAAAAGCGGCAACGCAGTAGGACTGGTGGGATTTGTGGCTGCTGGAAGTGCACGCTCCGCGTCCGCTGGTGGCGGATCTGTTCGCCGGGGCAAGGACCGTGCTTTTCATGCCGGATTCGTTGAGTTCGGCACGAAAGAGCGATTCATAAAAACCTCTTCCATTCGCAGCGGTGCGTCAGTTGCGTCGAGCTTTAAGACACTCGGCGCGTTCAAGATTGCTCGAGTTGCTCGACGCGGAAAGTTTGCTGGCGTAGTCAGGGTGAACACTTCCCCTAAGTACCCAAAAGCGTTTTTCAAAAAGGCTTCTGCGGGGGAGCGGCTCAGTCTCAGGGAAATGCCTGTTGGCGGCAAAAAGGGGCAGCCACCCGTAAGGACGGCCTACCGTGAGTCGTTAGGCACGATGCGATCAGCGCTGCAGGTTGAAATGACAAAGTCTCTGATTGCTGCGCAGAAGGACTTGGCTTCCAAGTTCCCCGTCAGGCCACGAGGGTGATTTGATGCTTCGATCGCCTGAGTCAGTGCTGAGCAACGCTCTTGCCGCAGCCCCGGCTGTCGCCATCCTCGTCGGCACTCGTGTCTATCCCTTGCTCGCGCCAGCTTCGGCCGCCCTGCCGTTTATTACGTGGCGTCGCGTTGGCATTGAGCGTGAGCAAACGCTCGGGCAGCCGTCCGGAATGCCACGAGTGAGCGTGGAATGCGTTATGTACGGCACGACGTATCAAGAGGCCAGAAGTCTCGCCGACGCGGTGCGGGCTGTTCTGGATGGATACGGGGGGTTTTTCGAAAATACAACGGTACGGCAGACGGCTCTGCAGGACGAGTCGGATGACTTTGTCACGCTGGCCGGAACTGATCTACCGCCCGTGTATCAGATCACGCAGCGATACGACGTAATGTGGAGCGAGGAATAGCAAAATGCCCATCACGCCCCATGACTCCAGCGGCACGACATTCTCTTTTGCAGGCACGACCTACACTGTCACGTCGATCACGTACAGCATCACCGACAATGCAACAACCGATCAGATCGACGTTTCGCACCTTGGCCAAACTGCTGGGCAGACCGTGCTGACGTTGGCTCGGCCTCTCAAGGGATCTGCCGGCGACACTGGCAAGGAAGTCACGATTGAGTATCTCGCCACGTCTGGCGGCCCGATCGCCCAGGGCGCAAACGGCACGCTTTCGATTGCCGGCGGCGTCTCGCTGAACGTCGGCGCAACGTGCAAGAGCTCAAGCATCACGCTTACGGTGAATGACGCCGTGCGTGGTTCAGCCGCATTCCAGGTGCCTTAATCGCCACAGGAGACATCCGTGGCGACGTACAGCCAAGGCGTATCAGTGTCATGGGGCGGCACGCCCTTCACTGAGGTTGTCGGGCTCGATTGGCAGGTCGGCGGCGGCCCGCCTAAAGGGCGGCTCACCAAGTGGACTGATGAGGTTGGCTCAGTCAGCGTCACCACGCTGGGGACAGCCAATACCAGTTCCGATGAGTACGGCAATCGCAAACAGCTGACCATATCTGGTGGCGGCCAAAACTTGACCTCCTATGCAGTATGGGAGTCGTTGAGCGTTGCGAACGAAGTGAACGGCGTGGCTCGTTTCACCGTGACGTTCAAGCTATTGGATGCCTAGACCATGGGACTACGCGAGCAGATCAAATCGGCCAGCGTGCGAAAGCCTCTCAAGGTGCACGTGCGTGAGTGGAACATAGATGTTTTCGTCCGCGTGTTGAGTGTCGGCGAGCGTGATGATTGGGAGCTCGCGTGGATCGACATTCGCAGCAAAGGCGTCGAGAAGTTTAAGAACTTCCGAGCGTTCTACTTGGTGCGCACCTTGTGCGACGAGCATGGCGTGCGAATCTGGCAAGACAACGAGATCAACGAAGTTGCGTCGCTAGATGGTGCAGTCATGGGAGAACTGTTTGACGTGGCACAGAGGCACAACAAACTCACGGAGGCGGACGTAGTCGAACTCGCCGGCGAGCTTTAACGCGAGGCCGTCGCGTCGATTTCTCTTCATGCTAGCGAGCCATCTGCGGATGACTGTTGGGCAGATTGAGCGAGAGATGGACAGCCGCGAGCTGAGTGAGTGGCTTGCCTATGCACGGTATTTTCAGCCGCTTGATAGCTCGTGGGCACAGACAGGACTTCTCGCCAGCGTGGTTTTGGCTCCTCACACACGACGTGGTCAATCGCCGTCCCCAGCAGACTTCATCCCATTGGAAAAGCCGCCGCAGCACCGCACGCAAATGCTCGACGTACTGCAGCAAATGAAACGGGACTTGGACGGCAAATGATATGAGCACCGCACTCGGCCTGGCGATGCAGATTACGGCGAATACTGCCCAGCTGGCGCAGGCTGTCGCTGACGTAAACAGCCGGCTTGACTCCATGGCCGCCGCTGGCCAAAAGGCTGCCGATGATCTCGGCACGCTCAAGAACCTAAAGATTGGCGAGCTTGCGGTTGGCGGTTTGCAGGCTGCCACCACTGCCTTCATCAATCTGAGCGGCGCAGTGACAGGAGCAGTCACGAGCGTTGCGTCATTTGCGTTAAGCGTAGGCCAAGAACTGGATGCGCTCAACGACGTGGCGAACCGTACTGGCGTCGGGGTTGAGGCGTTGCAGGCATACGCTCGAGCAGCAGCCGACACCGGCATTAGCGTTGAGGGCTTTGCCAAACAGATACAGACGCTCACCCTCAACATTGGAAAAGCGACGCTAGACGAAAAAGCGCAAAAGAAGTTTGAGGAGCTCGGCATTGTGTTCTCGGAGCTGAAGGAGCAGACGCCAGAGCAGCAGTTTGAACAAATCGTGGATGCGATTTCCCGCATTGCAGATCCTGCCGAGCGTGCGGCCACTGCTGTTAAGTTCTTCGGCAAAGGCGGCATTCAACTCGGCGAACTCTTCACGCTTGGGCCAGGTGCCTTAGAGAAAATGCGTGAAGAGGCTATTGCCCTCGGGCAGGTTGTCAGTGCCGACGCCGTCAAGGCAATCGACAACATGAACGACGCCTTCGGCAAGGTCTACGCGACGATCAAGGGCATTGCAGGGGCAATCCTTGGCGAGTTAGCAGGGCCAATAGCAACTATCGCCGAGGAGCTTCTTGGCGTCATTAAACAGGCTGGCCCGCAGCAGATCGCTCAGCAGGTGGCGTCTGGCCTGCTGGATTTCATCAAGCTGGCCGGCAACGCCTTTTTTAAGCTCGCTCAGTTTATTGAGGCTTTCGTAAACAAGTTTGCTCCGGTCCTTGGTATTGATATTCGCTCTGAGGCTGAGAAAGAGTTGGAGACTCTGCGCGAGCAGCAGGCACGAGCATCTGCGGGAGCGGCAGGAGGCGGCATGGGCGGCGTTGTGCCTCAGTCGCTGCGTGGCGCGGAACTGACGCCCGAGCAACTTGCAAGAATCCGCGAGCTCGAGACGCAGATTGCAGCAGAAGCCGCCGGCAGCGTGCTGAACAAGTTTCAAGCGAACTTCAACGCAGCCATCGACACAGCGTCTGACAGCCTGCGGCAGAGAATGGAATCGCAAGCCGCATCGGCGGAGCCAAACAAGGCCCAGAAGGAGCAGCTGGAGGTCTTGCGTCAGATCAAGCGGAATGGCGAAGTCGGCGTCGTGGAGTTCCTATAGCTATGGCTGTCATCCAATGGCGCGAGGTTTTGCCAAGGACTTTCTCGCAGCGGTTTGGCGAGTCGCCAACTGCGGAGACGAAAGTTGTTGTCACTGTTGACGAGCCGACCAGCACGCAAGAAGTAATCAATGCGGTGGGCGTCCGCATCGGGGACTCTCATCCTGAGTATTCATTTCTGCGGATGCTTGATGCGTCACTCAGCGAAGTTGACCGCCAGCACGTTGAAATCACATTTCGGTACGAACTGCCCAAGCCGATGGGCGAGAGCGGGCAAGACTACGAGCCCAACCCCCTCGCCCGCCCAGACGTGTGGACGTTCTCGATTGGTGGCGCACAAGTTCCGGCTCTTGTGTATTTCGACGGCTCCGGAAACAGCACCCGCAAACCACTGCAGAACTCCGCCAAGGATTATTTCGAGGGGCTCACCGTAAACGAAGCAGAAGTGCGAGCCAGCATTTCCAGCAACCGGGCACAGTTCCCGCTTGGCCTGGCTGCTGCAGTGACCAACACCGTGAACTCGTCGCCGTATTTAGGAGGTGCCGCACACACTTGGTTTTGCACAGGCATTAGTGGCCAGCAGACGAGCGAGGTAGTCAACGACGCTGAGGTTCGCTACTGGCAAGTCACTGCTGAGCTCATCTACAGGCAGAGCGGACACAACCTTCTGCTTCCGGATGTCGGCTTCAACTTCCTCGAAGGCGGAGTCAAAAAACGTGCTTACGTGAAAGATCCTGACAGCGGCGAAAAAGTGCCCTGCACCACTCCGGTGCCGCTCACCACGTCAGGCGGGTTAAAGGCGGATGGCTCGGAACCAGACATTCTGGTGCGGCGTGTGTACCCAGAAACGAACTTTTCCGTTTACTTCGGCACTCCGCCGTTCTAAGCCATGTCGCAGCCAACGCAAAACATCGTCATCACTGCAGCCACCAGCAAACAGGTAACACTGACGCTGTGCACGGCCAATACTGCCACGCTCAGCCTGACGGCGTACCCTGTGTTTTCTGCCGCTACGTCTGACGGCACCACCTTCTATTCCGCCGATCGTCCACTCCGGTGGTTTACGCCTAGCACTGGCGTTTTCACCGCAGCGACGTTGGCCGCAACTGCAAACACAGCCGGCGACGTGCACACTGCCACGCTGACCTTTGGCCAAGGGTTTGCGGCGACTTCGGTGGAGCACGTCGCTGGGGCAACGCCGCGACGGTACAGGTACGTCGTTCATCTGTCATCGCACACGCCCGCAACGGCCTACTCGTCTTCCGTCACTTCGAGCACGGCGGTGCTCTTGAGCGGCACGATCAATATGGCTATCGCGGCCACGACGCCTACTCCGGCGCTCAGCATCTGCGACGTGCAGGTGAGCTAGCCATGGCACAACGACCAGACGGCAAGGCGCAAGTTACCGAGCGAGTGGTATTCACTAGGCCTGCTGCCGAGCGAATCGCAAAGGTTGTGAGGACTATTGAGGACGGCGACCGCTCTTCATCTGGCCTGCGGTTTGAGCGAGTAGCGAGTTCTTTAGCTTCTCCGCTAAAACTGGCCACGTTTACAGGAAACTGGGCAACCGGCCAATACAGGACGGTAACAATCCACGGCTCGACTAACACAGCTAGCGTCTACAACTGGTGCAATTCGTCTCTCCACGCTGATACAGCAAACACCACTTCCACCCGATATGTGATCTTCGGCAAGGCTAGCGGCACAAATAGCGTCGTCGAGATTCAGCTAGGCTTGCCGACATCGCAGACGTGCCTCACATCAATAGCCGGCGTTGATTTGACCGCCCTGCCTGGCTACTCCGCCGGCAGCATTCAACTGCTGGGCCACTCTGCTGCCGCTACGTCTGGCACGGCGTGCTCAACGCTGACGTGGTACTCGATCACGACCTGTGCCACGACATGACCAGCATCGCATGGGACGGCGGCCCGATCTTGCGCAATGGTGCTGTGGGCACCGGGCAGGCGTGTTGCTGCGCTCCATTCTCATGCACGCCGTGCAATGACTGCTCGTGGCCTGCCGATCGTTTTGAGTTCGGGGAGGAGTACATTGAGTGCGGGGATGGACTCGCTGGCCCTTCGTCGCGAGGGCAGAACATCTATTATCGAGGCGGGCCTCTTCCTGGGGACGTGACGTGGCAGGACGGATTTCCTGGCGCTCTCTCGCAATGCAACTGGGCGCTTGTAGTGGATTCTCTAAGCATCGGCTGTTGCTATGACAACTGCCCTGGGCAGCCGGGGTCTTTGCTCATTGCTGTCAAAACAAGATACCGCTATCGGGTCATGGTCATAAACTGCCCAACAGAAGAGCAGCCTGCGTCTATCTCTGATGTCACCGACAGGGCATTGCAGGGCAATCTAGAGCCCGAATCTAGTCCGGGCGAAGAGTTTTGCATCGGCGATCCGGTCGCATGCACTCAGTGGCTTGAGTACTACGACTCGCCAACGCCCGTCTGCAACGAGTTCCCATGATCACTGGGCGTCGCTCATCGTTTGAGTCCCGTTGCGTGGAGCGTGGCTACACGCTCCACGAGGTGCGTGCGTGCATCGTCAGCGAGGACGGCGACACGATCACCGTGGACGAGACGCACCCGGCGTACCCGCGAGCGAAGCCCGGCCTAGGCGACATGGTCAAGGCTGGGCTGTCTGCGATTGGCA